AGGCAGATTACTTGTACAAACTTTACACAGCAGGGATAAGAAATCCAATGCAAGGTGGGTATGCCTGTGTGATTGCGGCAACACTAAAGTCGTGCTGGGGTTCCAACTTAAAAATGGAAACACAAGTTCATGCGGGTGCTACGCGGCGGAGTTTCGCGCCGCACTTATTAAAACCGCAGATGAGGAACGTCGTACGTACACCCACAAATCCCATGCAGCAATGCTTGCCCGATGCTATAACCCAAAGGCGCTTTCCTATACAAAATACGGTGCCCGTGGGGTAACTGTATGCGACCGGTGGAGGTTTGGCGAAAATGGCAAGACCGGTTGGCTATGCTTTTTTGAGGATATGGGGCCTAAACCTACTGGACATTCCATAGACAGAATAGATAACACCAAAGGGTACAGCCCTGAGAACTGTAGGTGGGCGACCATGCAAGAACAGATTTTCAACCGCAGACCATGGGGGTCTGTTAACGGAAGACGCCCAACTTGATACTTAAAAACCCACCCCTGCGTTCCGGAACACCCACCCCCCATCAAAATAAAACGCCATGTGAAAAATTTTTATAGCAAAAATCCAACAAAATCATGTTCCAGAACAGGCCCCCCTTGATAGTATCTTGACACGTCCTGCCGTTTGTATGTTATATTTCGCGCATGCTGACCTGTATCCCAGAGTTGACGGTGCCAATCCCAAGCAAGCGGGAGGACGTGGTGTCTCTGCATACCAAGGTGGATGCCCTGTTTAAGACTGCTGAGTTCCTGCAAGCCTTCGGTGCACCCGATGAACCCTCAGAAGAAGATAAGGTGCGGGCACGCTCGGCCTTCCATGACTCCATCAGTAGCTCAGAAGCTACAAACATCATCACCCCCCAAACCAATGCCATCACAACCACGGCATCGGTGATGCACCTCAAATCCATACTGAGCGAGTACGATCAGGTGGTGGTGAACTCGGCTGTGCAGATCAGAACCTATGTGACCAATAAGCTGATCGAAGAGACAACACACCCCGATCCCAAGATTCGCATCCGTGCACTTGAACTGCTAGGCAAGGTGGGTGACGTGGGGCTGTTCATCGAACGCAGTGAAATTACTGTCAAGCACAAAACCACGCTTGAGCTTGAGGCTTCGATTAAAGGCAGGATTTCCAAACTGCTGGAACTGCGTAGCAAGACAGAACAAATTGTGGATGTGGTGGTCAAACCCAAGACCTTACAAGAGAGCAAAGCCGAAGTGCTGGGCACACCCACGTTAGTACGTACTAATACTGATGATTGATTTTTCCGAGTTCACCCTAGAAGATCTACAAAACGTAGATTTGGCAAAACTTGACCCCGCGGATTTAGAATCGTTTGATGCCACACTAGAAGAGTTGACCAAGCGGGAAGCGGCCAAAGTTGCACGGCACAGCCTGCTAGAGTTTTGCGTGAAGATGAACCCCGACTACAAGATCGGCAGGCACCACAAGAGATTGGCATCTCTGTTGGAAGACATGGCGTTTAACCGCAAAGACCGGATTGCTGTCTCTATTCCACCACGCCACGGTAAATCTTTTTTGGTGTCGGTTTACTTCCCTGCATGGTTCCTTGGCAACTTTCCTGATAAGAAGGTGCTGATGGTGTCGCACACCACTGACTTGGCCGTTGACTTTGGACGCAAAGTGCGTAACTTGGTTGACCAAGAGATGTACAAAGAAATATTTCCAACGGTGACGCTGGCCGCTGACAGCAAGTCTGCCGGTCGGTGGAACACCAACTCAGGTGGTGAGTACTTTGCCTGCGGTGTTGGCTCTGCCCTTGCTGGCCGAGGCGCTGACTTTTTGATTGTTGACGATCCGTTCTCTGAGCAGGACATCTTGAACGGCAACTTTGAGGTGTTCCAAAAGGCGTACGAATGGTTTACTTTTGGTGCTCGAACACGTCTGATGCCGGGTGGTCGGATGGCGATTGTGCATACACGGTGGCATCCCAACGATCTGATTGGCATGATGGCCAAGGACATGGCTCGCAACGAAGAGTCTGATAAGTATGAGTTCTTTGAGTTTCCTGCCATCTTCAACGAGAACACGCCAGAGGAGAGGGCGCTGTGGCCTGATTTCTTTGACCTTGAAGCACTGCACCGCACAAAAGCTTCGATGCCCTCGTTTCAGTGGAACGCTCAGTATCAGCAACAACCCACCAGCGAAGAAGGTGCGATCATCAAGCGCGAGTGGTGGATGAAGTGGGAAGAGGAAGACCCGCCAGAGCTTGAGTTTGTCATCATGACACTTGACGCGGCGGCGGAGAAGAATAACCGCGCTGACTTTACAGCACTGCTCACATGGGGTGTGTTCACCCACAAACTCACAGGGGAGAAGCCCCACATCATCCTGATGAACGCCATCAATAAACGGGTAGAGTTTGCTGAACTCAAAGACTTGGCACTGGAAGAGTACAGAGATTGGGAGCCAGATGCGTTTATTGTTGAGAAGAAATCTAGCGGTACACCCCTGTTCCAAGAGTTCAGGCGTATGGGGATTCCTGTTCAAGAATTTACCCCACACAGGGGCACAGGTGATAAAGTTGCACGGCTGAATGCAGTGTCGGATATTTTCAGATCGGGCATGGTCTGGTATCCTGCGGGTAGGCGCTGGGCAGAGGAAGTTGTAGAGCAGGTGGCTGCGTTCCCCGCGTCAGATCATGACGACATGGTTGACTGCACAAGTATGGCGTTAGCTCGGTTCAGGAATGGTGGGTTCATCAGCTTGGACAGCGACGAAAAAGACGACATTCTCTCTATGCCCCGTAGGGCGGCGTATTACTAAGGATTAAGCATGGCTACTAATATTGACAAAGCACTGTACCAACAACCCGCAGGGATTGACGCGTTAGCGCAAGACGAAGAGGCGATTGAGATTGAGATTGTTGACCCTGAAGAAGTCAACATTGCAATAGGTGACATGGAGATCAGCATCGGTGAGGGAGATGATGATACCTTCTCTGATAACTTGGCCGATGAAGTATCTGAGAGTGCACTGCAATCTATGGCAAGTGAGTTGTGTTCTGACATTGACAACGATAAGAACAGCCGCAAAGATTGGGAGAAAGCCTACACAGAAGGTTTAAAACTTCTGGGCTTGCAGATGGAAGAGCGCACAGAACCTTGGAACGGTGCGTCAGGTGTGTTCCACCCTATGATTACAGAAGCGGTTGTCAGGTTTCAAGCTGAGACAATCACTGAGACGTTCCCCGCTGGGGGGCCAGTGCGCACCAAGATCATTGGTAAGGAGACACCTGAGAAGAAGGAAGCCGCCGCCCGTGTTCAAGATGATATGAACTATCAGTTGACAGAGAAGATGGTTGAGTTTCGCCCAGAGCATGAGCGCATGTTGTGGTCACTGCCAGCCACAGGTTCAGCGTTTAAGAAGGTGTACTACGATCCCAATTTGGGACGTCAGGTATCGATCTTTATTCCAGCCGAAGACATCGTCTTGCCGTATGGCACCACAGAGATGGATACTTGCTACCGCATTACACACGTGATGCGTAAGACAAAGAATGAGATTCTCAAGCTACAACAAGCTGGGTTCTACCGTGATATTGATTTGTCTGAACCTGATAAATCCATCAGCGATATTCAGAAAGCCAAAGATAAAGAGACAGGTTTTAGTGACCTGAACGATGAGCGTTACACACTGTATGAGTGCCACGTTGATCTAGACCTCAAAGGTTTTGAAGATGAAGATGAAGATGATGAACCCACTGGCATCATGTTGCCATACGTGGTAACACTCATCAAAGGTACCAACGATGTATTGGCTATTCGCCGTAATTGGAACGAAGATGACCCACTTAAACTCAAGCGTCAGCACTTTGTGCACTACCAATATATACCGGGTTTTGGAGCTTACGGCTTCGGGCTTTTCCATCTTATCGGAGGCTTTGCTAAATCCGCTACATCCCTCATGCGTCAACTCATCGATGCAGGAACACTTGCCAACTTGCCCGGTGGACTCAAGACACGTGGCCTGCGCATCAAGGGAGATGACACCCCCATCGCACCGGGTGAATTCCGAGACGTAGATGTAGGCTCTGGCACGATACGCGACAACATCTTGCCACTTCCATATAAAGAGCCAAGTCAGACTTTGTACACACTGCTTCAGAACATTGTGGAAGAAGGCCGCAGGTTTGCCGCTACCGCTGACATGAAGGTGTCTGACATGAGTGGCAACGCTCCTGTCGGTACAACGCTGGCGCTGTTAGAAAGACAACTCAAGGTGATGACGGCTGTTCAAGCCCGTGTGCACTTTGCATTGAAGCAAGAATTGGGTCTGTTGAAAAACATCATTCGTGATTATTCAGACACTGACTACTTGTATGAGCCAGAAGGTACAAAAGGCCCCCGCGCTAAACAGGCTGACTACAACCACGTAGATGTGATCCCTGTGTCTGACCCCAACGCTGCAACCATGAGTCAACGTGTTGTGCAGTACCAAGCTGTGATTCAGATGGCGCAGATGGCGCCTGATATTTACGACTTACCGCAACTGCACCGCAGTATGTTGGAGGTGTTAGGTATTAAAAACGCAGCCAAGTTGGTGCCACTGGAAGAAGACCAGAAGCCCACAGACCCTGTGTCCGAAAACCAGAATGTGCTCAAGGGTAAACCACTCAAAGCATTCATGTACCAAGATCATCAGTCACACATCCAAGTGCACATGATGTTGTTGCAAGACCCACTGATTCAACAGTTCATTGGTCAGAACCCACGTGCTCCGGCCATTCAAGCGGCGCTCACTGCACACGTTGCAGAACACGTTGGCTACATGATGCGTCAGAAGATCGAGCAACAACTGGGTATGCCACTGCCACCCGAAGACGAGAAGTTGCCACCGAACGTGGAGATTGCTTTGTCGGGAATGATGGCGCAAGCGGCACAGCAAGTGCTCATGCAAGATCAGGCCAAAGCCGCACAGATGCAGGCTCAACAGCAAGCACAAGACCCAGTGGTTCAGATGCAGTTGCAAGAGTTGCAGATCAAGCAAGGCGAGTTGGAATTGAAGAAGCAGAAGTTGATGATGGATGCCGCAGCCGCTTCCGACAAACAAGATTTGGAAGAACAAAAGGTCAGCGGTCAGCTTCAGTTGGAATCAATGCGTGTTGGCGCACAGATCAAAGAGAGCGAGTTCAAGCAACAGTTTGAACAAGAACGCGCTGGCATCCAAATAGGTGCTGAGATCGCAAAGAACCAGAAGCAAATGGATTTGCAAGCACGCACTGCTGCACTGCAACAATCTCGCAACCAACCCAAAACGGAACCTAAATCATGATCCAAGACTTCGCACGCGTATTGCGCGAAAAAATACGCACCGACATGAACAACTACGCTGATGATTTGGCTGGTGGGGGGTGTCGCACATTTGAAGAGTATCAAAAACTCTGCGGGATTATTCAGGGTCTAGCCCTTGCAGAGCGTTATCTAATCGACCTTGCACAGAAAGTTGAAGAATCAGATGAGTGACATTGATCTTTCCCCCGGTGCTTTTGCACTGCCTGAACCCATCCAAGCTTTGGATGCACCTGAACCTGACTTTAGCGATGAGCAGAAAGCCACGCAACTTCCTACCCCCACAGGTTGGAAGATTCTTTGCGCTGTGCCAGATGTTGACGAAAAGATTGCAGGATCGAGCCTGTATAAACCAGTTGAGTTTATGCGCCAAGAAGAACACGCTACCACCGTGTTGTTTGTTTTAAAAGTTGGCCCCGATGCGTACGGAGACACCACCAAGTTTCCTAACGGAGCATGGTGTAAAGAAGGTGACTTCGTTTTAGTACGTACTTACTCCGGCACAAGATTCAAAATCTTTGGCAAGGAGTTCCGTCTCATCAACGACGACCAAGTTGATGCTGTTGTGCAAGACCCTCGCGGCTTAACCCGCGCTTGAAAGGATTAAAAATGCCAGAAGCATATAAATTTCCTGATGAAGTCGATGAAAATAACTCAAAATCAGTAGAAATTGAGAACGAAAGTACTGAAATTGAGATAGAAATTGTTGACGATACTCCAAAAGAAGACAGGGGTAAGAGGCCCTTGGGACGCGAAGTAGATGAGCCGTCAGATGATGAGCTTGATTCTTACACTGACAGCGTTAAAAAGCGCATTAACGAGCTAACACACGCCCGTCATGACGAGCGCCGTGCCAAAGAAGCCCTTGCACGTGAAAAACAAGAGTTGGAGCGCATTGCGCAACACATCTTGGAGGAGAATAAACGCCTCAAACAGCACGTAAGCACGGGTGAACAGACTTATTCTGAAACAATCAAGGCGGCAACACATGCTGAGCTTGAAAATGCCAAGCGTAAGTACAAAGAAGCATACGAAGCAGGTGATTCTGATGCCCTGTTAGAGGCACAAGAGGCCATGACAGACGCTAAGATGCGTGTAGAAGCTGCAAAAAACTTTAGACCTACCCCTTTACAACAAGATGATATTGATGTACAAATCAGGTCATCTCCTCCACCCCGACAAGAGATCGACGATAAAACCTTGCGCTGGCAAGCAAAAAACCAGTGGTTCGGTCAACCGGGGTATGAAGAATTAACCAGCTTTTCTCTAGGGCTGCATCAAAAACTAGTGAACTCGGGGGTTGACCCTCGCTCTGACGAATATTTCGAGCGCATTGATGCTCGCATTAAATCAACTTTTCCAGAAGTATTTGGGAAGGAAGAAAAGCCTAAATCGGTTGATGGCTCTAAAAAAGCTGCAACAGTAGTTGCTTCCGCGACTAGATCGTCTGGGGTAAGAAAAGTTGAAATGTCGCCAACGCAAATCGCCTTGGCTAAAAAATTTGGATTAACCCCACAGCAATACGCTGTTGAATTAGCAAAATTGGAGAAACAAAATGGCTGATACTATTGACCGCATCACACGTGATTTAAAAACACGCGATAAATCTGTTCGTGCAGTATACGTACCGCCGAGCAACCTGCCCGATCCGACACCTGATCCAGATTACATATTTCGCTGGGTAGCGACTCATGTGCTAGGTCAGCCATTAGCCAACAACGTGTCTTTACAGATGCGCGATGGTTATGAGCCGGTGAAAGCAGTGGATCATCCAGAATTGGCCTTGTTTGGTAACAACGCAAACGGCAATGTGGAAATTGGTGGACTGATGCTTTGCAAAGCCCCCAAGGAACGCGTTGAAGCCCGAGCCGAGTACTACAACAAGCAAGCTCAAAACCAGATGGATTCAGTTGACAATCATTTCATGCGAAATAGTGATCCTCGGATGCCCTTGTTTGCTGACCGCAAGTCAACAACAAGTCGCGGAACAGGGTTTGGTTCTGGTTCTAAATAAACAGGAGTCTTTATGGCTTATCCTACAGTCTCGGCCCCTTACGGTCTAAAGCCTGTAAACCTAATAGGTGGACAGGTATTTGCGGGTTCAACCCGTTTGATGCAAATTGCTAGTGGCTATGCTACTAACATTTTCTATGGTGACTTGGTAAAACGCGTGTCTGATGGCACTATCGAAAAGGACTCTGGCACAACAACTGCCACGCCTGTCGGTATTTTCTTATGCGTAAGTTTTACTAACAGTTCAACTGGTCAAGTCCAGCAACAACAGTTTTATCCAGCAAGTCAGGCGATTAAGTCTGGCACGCAGATTTTTGCTGTGGTCGCTGATGATCCTGATACGTTGTTCCAAGTTGCTGTTGTGTCTGGCACAACTGTTATTACCGGTGTTGGCATTTCCGCCATCGGAAATAACGCCACGTTGGTACAGAACGCAGGTAGCACCACGTCAGGTAACTCTGCCGTAGCTATTCTGGACAGCACTGCCACAACCAATACTTTGCCTATTCGTATCATTGACGTAGTTCGGGACACCGCCACTGCTGCTGATAACTTCCCTGAAGTTATTGTCAAGATCAATGCGACTATGCATCAGTACAACAACGCAACTGGCGTATAAGGAGCATAAACCATGGCTATTTCACGCGCACAACTACTTAAAGAACTGCTCCCCGGCCTGAACGCTTTGTTCGGCTTGCAGTACGCCACCTACGGCGAAGAGCACAAAGAAATCTACGAAACAGAGAAATCTGAGCGTAGCTTTGAAGAAGAGACAAAACTGTCTGGCTTCTCTGCTGCTCCAGTCAAGAACGAGGGTTCAGCCA